GCACCGAGTGAACTTACCCAGGCATACAATTTCTTAAAGACCACAACGTACTTTGCAGACGCAGTGGAAGATTAATAAATAACTTATATTAAACTAAAATCGGAGAATAATAATGGATTTTACATATACTTGGAAGGTTCGTGGACTTAAAGTTCGTGATCAAGTGAACGCAGATGGTGAGACATTACCTAGTGCTGTGGTTCAAACATATTGGGAATGTACTGGTGCTAATGCTGATGGTGTCGATGGTACTTTCTCTGGTGCTACACCATTTACTGCTGAGAATGTTCCAGCTGGTTCATTTAAGGCATTTGCAGATCTGACTGAAGCTGATGTTTTGGCATGGATTCAAAATAGAGTAAATGGGGACAGAACATATAAAGTACATATTGACGAACAGATCCAAAAACAGATTGAGGATAAATCAGGAGTCGTCACTGAAATAAACCAAGGTTCTTTCCCATGGTCTACAGCAGAGGATGCGGTAACACCAACACCAGAATCTGCGGATGCAGATTCAGGTGACTTTACGGACCCAGAAGCTTAATAAGGTAGGATACTAACATGAGTTATTCATGGAAAATTCTTAATCTATTTACAACCGATCAGACAAATTCTGATGGAGTTGTTTTGGAAAATGCAGTTATAAAGGTTAGGTGGCAGAAAACATTAACAACCGATGCTGGTATAAAAGTGTCTACTATGGGTAATGATGTTCTTGATGCCACAAATACTACGGAAAGTAATTTTATTTCTTATGATGATCTTGTCGAAACAGATGTGATTGCCTGGGTAGAGGCCACTCAATCCCCAAAAAGAGTAGAAACAATTAATGCTAATCTGGCTAGAAAAGTAGCTGAAAAGGATGTTACTACACGTACTGTACCTTGGTAAATTGAAATAATTTTATATAATTTGAGGTTATTATGAACGACTTGAGATCTGGCGGGTTATCCGCATATGCTTTAAAACGGGGTGGCAGCATACACCCCATTACCATTCCTAAAGAAGTTCTTGGCACTGAAACTGGTATAATGAACCCCTCGATTTTTCAACACGAGGGTAAAATATACTTAAATGTTCGCCACATAAACTATATCCTATACCACAGCGAGACAAAGCAATTTCCTCATGCATGGGGCCCTTTGGTGTATATACATCCAGAGAACGATGTATCGCTATCTACTCATAACGTAATGTGTGAGTTGGATGAAGATATGAATGTTCTTTCATCTCATCGAGTAAAAATGACATTGGATACAAAACCAACATGGAATTTTGTTGGACTGGAGGATGCCAGACTTTTTAACTGGGATGATAGAATGTTTCTCTGTGGAGTTCGCCGTGATTGTTATGACGACAAAGGCACAGGTCGAATGGAAATGTGTGAAATTGAACTTAAGGATGGGATATGGACTGAGGTCTCTCGCAACCCTATTCCTGCTCCAGATGGTGATGGCAGTTATTGTGAAAAGAACTGGATGCCAGTATTGGATATGCCCTGGCACTTTGTAAAGTGGTGTAATCCTACACAGGTTGCACATTATAATATTGAAACTAAAGAAACAACCACCGCTGTGTTGGATGAGGAAAACAAATATAATTTTCCTAGAGATATTAGAGGTGGTTCTCAGGTAGTTAGAATCAACCCAACACAACGAATGGCTATCACACATGAAACAAATCTTTGGAGAGATGCGTTTGGTCGTAAGGATGGTAACTATGCACACCGTGTAATTATTTGGGATAATGATTGGAATATTGTTTACTCTTCAAAAGAATTCCATTTTATGGGCTCTCATAACGACATTGTTTCAGGTCAAGAATATAACATTGAATTTGCAACCGGGGTTACTTTTTTAAACGGTGATATTTTAATCTCATATGGTCTTGTAGATAATGCATCATATATTTTAAGAATGCCACAGCAGGTATTTTTTGATTTTATTACTAAGGGATAGATTATGGTTTTACAAGAATTATTAAATGACGTCGTGTTAGATACACATAACACACAAAAAATGTTTGCTCTTGCTAAAGAATATGATCGGCTCGAACAAGGTGCCGCGGCCGCAACATTTTATCTTCGTGCTGCAGATTATGAATATGAAGATAAGGAATTGCAATATAAGTCTCTAATTCAATTAAGCAAGATCTATTATAGAGCTAAAGGTCGGTGGCAGAGTGCAAGATCCATTATGGAAAATGCGGTTGGTGTCTTACCCCAAAGACCAGAGGCATACTATTTTCTTGCAAAGTGGCACCAGGATATGGATCAATGGAGACCATCATTGATGTACTCAGGTATTGGTCTATCATTAAAAGATCAGAATGATTTGGATGTCGATTATCCAGGAATGCATGGAATTAAATACTTAAATGCATTGGCTCTATGGAAAGATAATGGTAAGGATCAGGGTAAACAGGCTCTATTTAATTTAAAATATAAAGATATTATTTCTGATAAAGATCTAAAAACAAAAGTCAATAGTACTTTGGATACAGTAGGTTATCCAAGCTCATTAAAATATAACAGAGAAGATAAAAGCCTTTATAAGTTCCCATTTAAAGGTCTTGGAAAAGTAACTGAAAATTATGCTAGACACTTTCAGGATATGTTTGTGCTCTCGGTATTGGATGGAAAGGAACGTGGATCATTTATCGAGCTTGGATCCGGTGAGCCATTTACATGGAATGCTACTGCATTACTGGAAAAGACATTTGGATGGAAAGGAATTTCTGTTGACATTAATGAAAAAACATGTTATAAACATGCACAGACAAGAAATTCTACAATCATTACAGGCAACGCTGAAGAAATAGATTATGAAGCTCTACTTAAAAGTCATTGTATGGAAGAACATATTGATTTCCTAAGAATTAATTGTGAGGAAGCATCATTAAAAACATTATTAAAAATTCCATTTAAAAGATATGATTTTTCAGTCATTCAGTTTCAGCATAATTCATGTTGGTGGGGTGACGAAATTAAAACTGTAGCCAGAGAACACCTAGAAAAGGCAGGTTATATTTTATGTGCTAATGATATTGCACTTGATGATAAGCAAACATACGAAGATTGGTGGGTGCATCCTTCATATTTTAAAAAGCATATGAAAACTTCTAATGAGGAGTCAAATTTCGTATGGGATTATATGATGCACGGTTTTATGGAAATGTAAGGAGAGTAAATAAACCATGGCAATGAAAGAAATTAAAACTGTAGGAATCGTAACTGGTGGATTTGACCCAGTACATTCTGGGCATATTCATTATCTGAATCATGCTAATTTACTATGCGATTGGCTGGTCGTCGGTATTAATTCTGATGCTTGGTTGCAAAGAAAAAAAGGCCGTGAATTTATGCCTTATAATGAACGTAAAACAATCATTGAACATTTAAACATGGTTGATGAAATTATAGAGTTTGATGATTCTGATGACACGGCAATTGATTGCATTAAAAAAGTTTTAGAAAAATATTCCAAATGTCGTATTGTATTTTGCAATGGCGGAGATCGAACAAAAGAAAATATACCCGAGATGGTATTCAGTGATGATGTAATATTTGAGTTTGGTGTTGGTGGGACAAATAAAGCAAATAGTTCCAGTTGGATTTTAAAAAATTGGGATAAACCAACCACGGAAAGACTATGGGGCAAATACAGAGAATTAGATCATAATGGCCATTGGAAGGTAAAAGAATTATCCATTGATGTTGGTAAATCATTGTCAGACCAAAGACACTTTGTACGTTCTGAACATTGGCATATCGTCGATGGTGATTTAAGAATGAATTTGGAATTTCCAAATGGATATGAAACTAAAAAGATCTATAAAACCGGCGATAGTATAGACATACCTAAGCGAACATGGCATAAGGCTATAAACGTGGGAAACAAACCAGTAAAGGTAATTGAGGTATGGATGGGTGATGTATTATCAGAGGACGACATCGAACGCCGTGTATAAATAACAATAGAAAGTAGTTTACAACCTATTGTCCGGAGATACAAATGGCACTCAAAGTAGCTGATTCTCAAAAATATTTAAGTACAGCTAATGGTAAACCAGCACTATATGGTTCTGGTGGTGGAGTAGCACCCGACCTAACCAAT